CTTGTCGAACTCCCAGTTCATGCGAAGGTTCAAGAGCCTATCGGGCGTCTCTGCGCCGAAGCTGAACGGGTTCAGCGCGTGATCTGCTACTTCAACCGCGGACGTGCTGATGTTCCACGACTGGACGTTGTGCGTCCAGAACTCGCTGCCCGATGTAAGCGCGCCCGTCAATGCATTGCAACCGAGAGTGAAGTCGTATGTTCCAGACGGTATCGATGCCGTTATTGTGCCTGTTGCGGTGATGTCGAGGTCTATCCGATCATCGTCAAGATGTTGGACTTGGACGGTTACAGCAGTCGTGCCAGAGCGACGCACACTCAGGTTGTACCAGCGGCCGTCAAAGATGGGCCAGCTAGCGCTGAGCGACATCGTAGTCTCGACGAGTGTGGTCCCGCTGAATGAGGCGTAGATGAGCGTCCCCGAGGCGTTACCAATGTCACGGTGATAGCGCAGTTCCTCTACGATGTTACCCTGAGTCACACAGAAGACAGAGCCCGTGTTGAAGCCCCATTGGTCAGATCCCGACGGGGCCACCGAGTATGTCGTCGGAAAGCAGATCTGCAGCCCGTGCGTGACCGTGCCGCTCGACACAAGCGGGCTGCCCGATGTCCGGACAGTATTCGAACCCGAGATGCGGTAAGCCCAGAAGCTCTTCTCAGACGAAATACGACGCGTCTGTATCTTCACGTTTGGTTGGAGACCATACTCCTTCAGCCTGACAACCCGATTATCCATGCCATACACGCGCAGTAGCGACTCGACGCTCTCGCGTGTCCCCTTCGTTTTGTAAATATAGATGAGGTTATTGAGCGTACGCTTCCAAAACTCGCTCTTGATGTCAGCCAACACGGTATCGAGGCGCTGGTTATCATACACAGCTTGATTATTAAGCGCAGCTGGCGGCGAATACGTGGCCGAGAGCGACGCTGTCACCGATGGCATGGACGTCAGCGCGCTATAACCGAAGAAGTGTTGGAACGCCTCCTTATTGAGGAAGTTACCCTTCGTGTCCCACCCCCAGAACTTTAGTGCATCCGCTAGCAACGCGTCTGGCGTCTGATTGAACTTGGTATAGTTCGTCGTGAGCAATTTCGAAAATTGGTCGATCTGCACCTTCAGCTCGTCAAATTGTCGCCCAAGCAAGTATAACAAGTTCTTGAGCACCTGCGTGTTATTCGCATCCTCGAGATAAAGAAACTGCGACGGGACCAGGTTTGTGATGATGTTTGCATTGTTGCGATCATACGCAGTCCCCGATGCTTGCGACGCGCTAATGAAGTTCACCAGCGTCGTGTCATCTACAAGGTTAACCGGCAACACATACTCGCCGGTGTCCTGTGGACTCATCCCAAACGAAGAGCTCACCCAAAATTTTGATGGCAACGCGTTGAACAGACGTCCATGCATCGCGCGACCCGAGTAGTCACGAACAAGCGTACTATTTCCGCTATAGCCCTCGTTAAAGCGCCAGTATAGTAGAAGCGTTGGGTCCGAGAAGACACGAGTGTTATAGTTCGCGAACAATTGCGCGCCGGTGCGAGGTGTGTTCCAGAGACGCAACTCGCTAAGTTGAAACGTTGGCACAGTAGATATTGAGCCCGTTCCCGAGACCGAGCCGCTACCTACAGTAAAAGTGCCTCCCAATGTGTCCAGACTAGTCGTCACGCTTGCCGACGTCATCGAATACAAGTACGGACTTCCCTGAAATGCGCCCGTCGCTAACGTGTTTGGATCAGTCGTATAGAATGAGGTAGTTACTGACGATGATGCGCGGTTGTATACCCAAGAGAACCAACGCGATCCCGTCGTCATCGGCACGAATACCACAGCGCCTGAGACAGCCAGACTCATCGAGCCTGGAACAAGCGAAATCGAGAACGACTCTGATAACGTCGAAGAGACGGCGCGTTGTAGCACATACTGGCGTTGGCTGCCCGTGGGCATGCTATTGATCTTGATATGCGCTTCAACAGTGAACGATCCCGTACCCAGTCCCATAAGCGCGCTGACCGAGTTGCCGCTGACGAAACCCGTGTCGACCACGTACGCGTAGGACGCCGAACCAGGAACAGACGCGGAGAAATCAGCGCAGCCCTGCCATTTAGGCCAAACAGTAGTTAGATAGGTCTGGTATGGATCAGAGCTGCTCAGGAATTGCAACTGATCAGAGTACACCCCACCATATGGCCACTCGCGGATGAACCGGTCGCCTGAAATATTGAAGTAATCAAGCGCTGAGTTAAAAAAGACAAATTTGTCGAAGCTAGAGTAATCGACCTTCGGTAGCACCCGCTGCGACACGTCGATCCGCGCGGCCAGGCCATTGATATCGGCGGCTCCTGTCGCGACCATGTCGTTGAGCGTCTTCGGAGCGCTCGCAACAAGATCACGAGCCGTCTTGTTGTTCTCATCGAAGAGCTGGTAGAGCCTGTTTGACGCCATTTACCTTATCCTGAATGTGAAGTCATCGCCAGAGATACCCGTGGTTGTTCCACTTATGTTATAAATAAAATCGAACCTCATCAGGGTTCCTGTCGGAAGGCTTGCCATGTTGATGTCAAAAAAGTTCCCGTAGTCGTTCCACGAGAGTTTTGTGTATTTGGACGAGCCAGTTCCATAAGGGACTATGACCATGCCAGTGCGCTCATTAACAACCCTATAGTATGCATCCATTAGGACAGTCCCAAGTAAGTCTGATGAGGCTGTGGCTACTGTAGCAGGGTTGTAGTCCTTACTGCGGACAGCAAGGTGCAGACGAACCACTTCATAGCTTTCATAAACTGACTTGAGGTCATAGATTTTGGATACAAGTACACCACTTGGATCTACGATAGAACTTGTAGAATGAACGAGTGTCGCAGATGAAGATGCGCTTAGCGCTGTTGCCCACGTGGGAATGACGCTGCCACTAAACGTACCTGTTGTTCCTATAAGTGTGCTTCCAGTCGTTAGGCTTCCCGTCCAGTCTGTCCATCTGACTTCAAGATATGGCTTCTTCGTCGGAAAGTGCGTTTGACGACTGTGAAATTTCTTGATATAGTAGTCAGAACCTGTCAATAAAGGGTCTATGTAGATATAAAAACCGTTGTTTGTATATGTTCCTGTGTTGTTCAACCACAACTCGACAATCTTAAAAACATCTACATCCATGTCCTCATGTCCACTGGAGAAATACGCAGAGCAGGTCATACTTGTGAAGAACGGAACGGGAAACAAGTATGGGAGAGTGATGCTGATGTCATTTGCCCTATCTCCTCCAGATGACGCCCACGCCGCAGACACTGATGCTTGTACCCAGTTGGCAGCACCAATGTCTGTGTAATAGTCCATGTCATGTCCGGCACCCTCAGACCATGACGCTGATACCATATCAATGACTGCGCCAAACTCTGTTGGCAATGTTTCAGCATGTTGAGCATCTGATAAATGTAACCAAAATTCTGGTCCAGCAGCTAAAGACGCAGATGGTATCTTAGATAGATCAAACTGGACAAGTATATTCGCTTGTGTGTTGTACTCTTCAACTGTGCGATAGAGGTTTAGTATCTCTGATGCGCCTACGTTTGACCCAGTTATAGTCTTCGTACCAACAGATGGATCGCCATTTGCAATAGACGTGTCCTTTGACGGGTAAATGCGATAGAAGGCCATTACTGCTCTCCTTATGCTGGTGATACTACTGGCATGCCATTTGTGATCTGCAATTTGACTGTTCTAGTTGTTGAGGTATCTGTGAGATACACTGCTGCGGGAGCAGATGTTCCAGACGTCATCAATGTAGAGAATGCTGGTGACGCAGCGCCAGATTTAGTGTCGAGGTTACTCTTGTCCTTGACGATGATCGTCCCACTGAATGTCGCCATTGAGCCGCCGTTCAAGAAGACCAGGTTGGACGATGAGATCTCAGCGGCGATAATGGACACGCCGAATGTTCCAGTCTCAATGTGGATCGACGGACCTGCTGCACCCTGAGACCAATGGCTTGACATGATCGTGCCACCGACTGAACCAGACTTGATCAAGATGTTTCCTGTCGTTCCACTGATAGATGCACGAGACGGGAAACTGCATCCGATAGTCGTAACGCTCGCGCCTGTCCCTACTGGACTTGCTCCTGTTCCTGCCACTACAATGTCGTATCCTGACACAGACGAAACAGCGGTGTAGTCAAAGTCAGTTCCGATCAGAACAACACCACCGGTGTCGATATACAGACTCGCCTTGACAGATGAATTGGCAGTATAGACGATGCCGCCGATGACAGTCAGACCCGAACCATTCCAGTCGATGGCATTGACATTCGGGTTGTTGGAGTTTCCGATCTCGCAGTTCTCAAAGAGCGAGTCGTAAGAGACGCGTCGAACTGCGTCGCCAGGTAGCCCTCCCTGCCTGCAAGAGACACCAGCAAGCGCTTGAACAGTATCCAATTCCATGAAGAAGCCTGCTGGGACGTCTAGCGAGACGCCGGTACCCGTTCCTGCTGAATCAACTGATGCTCTGAGGAAGATGCGGTCCATCTTCAGTCGCTCAGCGGACCGACCTGCGAACGAGCCTGTGTTCTGGTGCGCAACGACAGTATTGCGTGAGGTCCCGACGATACCAAGATCGACCATATTAGTATAGCCGCCAATGACCATTCCGTCAGAGCCTGTTCCCATCGAAAGCGATAGGACAGTCTGATTTCTGCCAAAGCCACGAATTCTGATACGACCATATCCATCGTATCCTACCGTACCGCTAGTGCCCCATATGTCTCCACGCGTCCAATCTATTGTGCTGCCAAGATTATACCATCCAGGCGGAATATCTACTTCTGCGCCTGTAGCACCTGTCATTGACAAAGCATACGCATACGACGCTGAGATAGTCGCAGAAAATGCTGCAGCATCATCAGTAACGTTATCGCCCTTTGCTCCATATTCTCTGACGTTAAATACACCCAATAGTTTTACTGATGATGCTGTCACAGAAGCGCTCAACGGTCCTATCATAGATGAAAAAGCAGAACTAACTGCGCCTATGGTCGATGAGAACGCAGATGAATTGGCAACATCTGTGGCTGACAACACAACTGTACCACTGTTAATGATATCGACAATGATAGTTTAGGCGCTATGGGCCTCGAGTGCCTGCCAGTAGAACTGGCTTTGCGACGGGTTGATAGCAAATGACTGTGTCTTGTCTGCCCACAGCGATGACGCTGAGATGATGACGAATGGGTTTGTCATTACTTGCTCTCTCCTGAGATATCGCTGTTTGGGAACTTCACCTCGAAAATGGCATCCGCCGGGCAATAGACGATGCCATTGGCCGTGTTACTCTCGACGTCAAAACTGGTGGGTGCATAACTGCCGCCGCGCATCGACGTGATCTCCAATCGGTATACTGAGATAACACCAGCAATGTTCTGTAACACTGCCCTCATGTCGGACAGGACAAGTGGTTGCCCGATCTGCGCGAGGTCTGTCCTGAGGTAGTCCTTCATTGCTGACAGGCATCGCGTCATGACCTCTGCCCGGTTGAACTGCGTCGAAATAACCACGCCGAATTTCACGCCGATGTCAATGATGTCTGCGGACAGAATATTGATACCTTCAGTCATCATCCGCAGCTTGCCAAGATAGGTCTTGATATTGTTGCTGAGCGTCGGCGACGGTGCTTGCAGGCTGCCATCGACGGCCTGGGAAAGCACATGGACGTCGACAGC